TGTATGCCCGAGAGAGCGGTTTAAACCGCGTAGAAGCGGTCTTAGAGGCCGCCAAACGCTTCGAAGCATATGTTCATGGTGTGGAAGAGGACGTTGAGCCAGAGATCAATTAAAGCCCTGCTGGATGCCTAACCAATTTCAACCGAGGTTTTGGGATAAGGACAACCAACTCCTTGGTTGTTCTTGGTGCTCAGAACATAAAAGTTATGACTCCTTTCATGTAGATTCTACTAACAAATTTGGTAGAGCCTACTATTGCAAAGCTTGTGCTAACGCAAAATCAAGGAACTTTCATAACGAAAATAAGGTCCATAGAAAGTATAAAGATAAACAAAGAAATGGGTGGATTAAACGAGCACATAAACTTACTCTTATAGAGTATACAGAGAAGCTAATAGCACAAGGAAGTAAATGTGCTATATGTGGGGTGGAACTCCTTACTAATGGTCATCTAACTCATCTTGACCATAACCATATTAATGGAAAGCTACGAGACTTTCTCTGTACTAATTGCAATAGAGGGCTAGGTCATTTCCAAGATTCACCAGAACTACTAGCCAAAGCTAAAGCATACTTAGAGTTTCATAACACAGATGTTGACTGTGTAAAGGAGGGAACCCATCTATGAAAGCTCTCATAGATGGTTAGGTGACATCCTGACCTATCGCACAGGGTTTGGTGGGAGGGATATCTCCTCCCATCTAGCCTGTGCTAGGTTGGATAAGTCTATTGAGAACATCCTTAGAGCTACCAATGCCTCAGACTACCAGATATATCTCACCCCTACTGATGGAAGCAACTTTCGGTACGAGGTTAATAATACTTATAAAGCTAATAGAAAATCAGACAAACCCCCGCACTTCCTTACTCTCAGAGAGTATATGCTTGAGGTCCACAGAGCAGAAGTTGCCTTTGGCATGGAGGCTGATGATCTCCTTGGCATTAACCAAACAAAAGATACGATCATCTGTACGATAGATAAAGACCTACGTCAAGTACCCGGACAACATTACAACTTTGTCAAAGATGAAATATTTACAGTTAGCGTACAACAAGGTCTACTTTGGTTTTACACCCAGATGCTTACCGGCGACGCTTCAGATAATGTTTCCGGTATACGAGGGATTGGAATCAAGAAGGCTACTTTCTTCCTTAATAGAGAACCTCTATCTACAGGCCATCGTAAGTTGTCTGAACGGAAAGCGAATAGACTATACTTGGAGAGAATTATCCCCTTATATAGACAGCAATACGGTATACATTTTTGGGAAAAAATATGCAATACAGGAGCACTCCTCAGAATAAAGCAAGAAAAGAACGAACCCATCTGGCATCCAATGAACTTCCTGTCAGGAGCGGACTTGAAAAAGCTTTCGCAAATATCCTAATAGCTAATGACATCCCTTTTGCCTACGAGACTACGATCCTTCCGTATACTGTTCCTGTATCGCTGCATAGATATGTGGTGGATTGGACAATCAAGGGGTGCCTCGTCGAAACTAAGGGCAGACTTACTGGCGAAGATCGTAAGAAAATGCTCCTCGTAAAGGAGCAACACCCAGACAAACTCATAGTCTTTGTCTTCAGTAATAAGAATAAGAAACTATACAAGAACTCTAAGACCTCTTACGCTGCTTGGTGTGAGAAGCATGGGTTCAATTACTTGGACATCAAAGAAGTAGAGAGTAATCCTCAGAAGTTGTTTACTCTCAAGCCAATCATAAAGGTTAAAGATGTCAAAAAGAAAAAGCAAAAGCGAGTTGCCGAAGGCAACGAAGCCAAGCCAAGACGGTCCAGAAAGCTACAAGATCTGTGTAATCCCTGATTGTCAGGTTAAACCCGGAGTACCATTAGATCATCTTACATGGGCAGGAGACTACATTGCAGATAAAAAGCCAAATGAAATTATCTGCATCGGAGATTTCGCAGATATGGAATCACTCTCTTCTTATGATAAAGGTAAACGAAGCTTCGAAGGACGTAGATACCAACACGATATTACAATTGCTAAACGGGCAATGTCCTTATTACTCAGTCCGTTTGAACAAGGCGAGCGGACTGCTGCCTATAGTCCTAGAAAAGTTCTCCTCTATGGAAATCACGAAGAACGTATCCTACGATGTATTGAAGATGAAAGTATCCTTGATGGCACAATTTCGCTCGACGACTTGGGGTATACTGAATTTGGATGGGAATGCTACCCATACCTGTCCGTGTATTCTTCTAGAGGAATCAACTTTAGCCACTATTTTTCCTCTGGCGTCCTTGGCCGTCCTGTCTCCTCTGCTCGCGCACTCCTTACAAAGAAACATACTTCCGCCATCATGGGTCACGTACAGAAGCGTGACATTGCCTACGACTATACTGCGGACGGGAAGCAGATTACCGGAATCTTTGTCGGAACTTTTTACCAGCATGACGAATCCTACTTAAATCCTCAGACCAATAAGCATTGGAGAGGGATCTGGATGTTACATAACTGTATAGATGGTGAGTTCGATGAGATGCCAGTTAGTATGCAATACCTTAGAGATCGATACAGGAGAAAGTATGGGACGACCACAGAAGTTGACAGAAGAACAGATTCAAGATATTCTCAGAAGCGACAAGTCCTTGAGGGACTTGGCTAAGGATTATAATGTTACAGCACCAACTATCTCAAGGATGAAGACTAAGTATGGCGAAGCCCTCAAACCTCCTCAGAAATATCCTGACCAGTTATGACAACCAGACTTTTGACACTGGCAGAGTCTTGGCATTTTCCTACTTTATCAGTACAATTGTATTCCAAGCTTGGGCTGTGTTTCATGGTCTACCTTTTGATCCTCAAGCTTATCTCCTTGGTGGAGGTGGTTTTCTAGGTGGTTTAGGTGTATACCTGATGGGAGATAAGGACAAGCCCAATGCCTCTGATGATTCTAAGTCTACTTAAACAATTCTGGCTTCCTCTTACTATAGTTCTACTTACCTTTGCTGTCTTAGGAGGGATTAAATACTATGGATATTCCGAATTTAAAAGAGGCTTTGCTGACGCTGATCGGGGGCGTATTGCCTGTGAGACTTCCTTCAAGATCGAACAAGCCAACTGGGTTGCCCAAGTACAAAAACAACAGGCTGAACTTGAAGATCTTGCAGCGAAAAAACAAGAAGTCATTACAAAGCAAGTCGTAGTCTATAGAGATAGAATCAAGACTATTGAAGTAATCAAGAAGGAAACAGACAATGAGATCAAAGCAAGCATTACTCCTAATGATGTTGTCATCGTGCCTGTTGGCTTTACCAGCGTGTACAACCACGCCGTTGAAGGCTCCAGAATTGCCACAGGAGACAGCACAGGGAAAGAAGTTTCCCGTCATTCCACCGGAGTTATTGGAAAGACCCAAATCTTTGACGCCGCTGAGTTCACCCAAGTCGTTAAAGGCAATGTAGATGCTTACAATGAACTTGCTGTCAGGTTCAACAAGCTTGTAGATGTTGTACAAGAGATTGAGAAGCTAAATGAAAGATAGACCTTTAGATCTAATTATTAACCAACTAAAGACGTATGACGAAACTGAGGTATGTGATCTTCTGGGCATTACTACTGAAGACCTCATCAGAAAGTTTCCAGAGAGAATTGCAGCAAAGAAGATAAGACTAGAGCAGGAATTAGAACTCTTTCCTACAGGAGAAGACCCAGATGATGACACAGACTACGGGTTCCAAGAACTCGACTTCAATGACTAAAGACATCTTCATGCTTGAGCCAGCAGTGTATACGAGTGGTTCTAATTGGAACTACGAACGTCCTGCTAGACTCTATAAGTATGATCCAGATAGCAGTAGCTTTGTTTACTATAGCGTGTACTCTCGTCTTCGTGACGCCTACCGAGCCATGCTTCGCAAGTCCAATAACTTTCGTTTAGTGTATCTTAAGTAAGTACTAGCTGGGGTAGCTTAATGGCAGAGCAAGGCATTTGTAATGCCTAGGTTGAGGGTTCGACTCCTTCTCCCAGCACCATCGGAGTATAGCGCAGTCTGGTAGCGCATCTGCTTTGGGAGCAGAGGGTCGTAGGTTCGAATCCTACTACTCCGACCAATTGAAGGAGACTATGACTAATCCAAATGATGTACAGATAGGTGGTAATCACTATCGATTTGAGAAGATCAAGATCCAACCGTGGGACTATGCTGCTGCTAACAATCTGGATTTCTTCCAAGGTAACATCGTGAAGTACATTACCAGATGGAGAGACAAAGGTGGTCTTGAAGATCTTTATAAAGCAAAGCATGTACTAGAAAAATATATTGAGGTGAACACTAATGAGAATCAATGAAGATGGTGATCTGATCATCAAGAAGGAAGAAGTAGAACTGCTGGTTAGCTATGTGAATAAAGCTCTGCTTATTCCCAGCAAGAATACGCAACAAGAAGAAGACTGTTTCGATGGGTTCATCTCTGCTCTGAAGACTATCTCCGGTGACTTTAATGAATCAGCAACTACCTACTGATTATCAAAAATACATTCATGTCAGTCGCTACGCAAGGTATCTGGAAGACAAAGGTAGACGAGAGACTTGGCCCGAAACTGTTGCTCGCTATTGTAACTTTTGGCAAGAGCGATATGGAGAAGATTTTCCATATAGTGAAGTATATGATGCGATACTAAAGCTTGAAGTAATGCCCTCTATGAGGGCTTTAATGACAGCAGGAAAGGCTCTTGATCGTGACAACATTGCTGGATATAACTGTAGCTATACTCCTATCAATTATCAGAGGGCTTTCGACGATATCATGTATATCCTGCTATGCGGAACAGGGGTTGGCTTCTCTGTCGAGAGGCAGGATACGAATCAGCTTCCAGTGGTGGCGGAAAGCTTCTATCAATCTGATACTACGATTGTGGTGCAAGACTCTAAGATCGGCTGGGCTTCCGCGCTCAGAGAGCTTATCTCGCTTCTTTACTCAGGGAAGATTCCAAAGTGGGATCTTTCTAGGGTTAGACCTCACGGAGCTAGGCTCAAGACCTTTGGCGGAAGAGCTAGTGGTCCAGAACCACTTAACAGATTATTCCTTGCGCTTACACAGATATTCCAAGGGGCCGCTGGGCGGAAGCTCAACTCCTTGGAATTACATGATTGTATTTGTCACATTGCCGAAGCAGTTGTGGTTGGCGGAGTTCGCCGTTCCGCCCTTATCAGTCTGTCTAACCTTACTGATGAGAGGATGCAGCGCGCCAAGTCAGGAGATTTCGGCACTCTTAATAAACAAAGATATCTGGCAAATAATTCAGCCGCATATACTGAGAAGCCCGACATCGGTATTTTTATGAAGGAATGGCAGGCTCTCTATGAGAGCAAGAGTGGTGAACGAGGAATCTTTAATCGAGTAGGTGCTAAGAAGAAAGCTGCTGAGAATGGGAGAAGAAATGCTACATATGACTTCGGCACGAACCCTTGTGGCGAAATCATTCTCAGACCGCACGGCTTATGCAATTTGTCTGAAGTTATCTGTAGGTCAACCGATACCTTTGAAGACCTCAAACGAAAGATTCGTATCGCTACAATTATTGGAACCTTTCAAAGTACTCTTACTAACTTTCGATATGTCTCTAAAGAGTGGAAAAAGAACGCAGAAGAAGAAAGGCTGTTAGGCGTTAGCCTTACAGGCATTATGGATCTACCTATGTTGACTCCTAAGAATGTCAACGGGTTCTTACTGGAGCAACTCAAAGCATATGCAATCTCGACTAATAAGGAATGGGCTACTAAGCTTGGTATTAATGTCTCTGCTGCTATTACTACTGTCAAACCTAGTGGTACTGTCAGCCAGTTGGTTAACAGTAGCTCAGGTATTCATCCCAGATGGAGTCACTATTATATTCGCTCTGTCAGAGCAGATAGGAAAGACCCTGTTACTGAGTATCTGATGCAGAAAGGAGTACCTAACGAGCCTGATGTTACCAATGGCTCTAATCAGGTATTTTACTTTCCTGAATGCTCACCAGCAAATTCCGTTGATAGAAAACAGCTTAGTGCTCTGGAACAACTTGAGCACTATCTTATGTTTAAGAAGCACTGGTGCGAACACAATCCAAGCATTACTGTCTACGTCAGAGAAGGAGAATGGCTAGATGTACAAGCATGGGTCTACAAGAACTTCGATGACATCGGAGGAATTGCATTCCTGCCATATTCAGACCATATTTATCAACAGGCTCCTTACACGGAATGCACGGAAGAAGAATATCGTAAAGCTAAAGATGCATTTCCTAGTCTTGATTTTACGCAAGTGGAAGAGAAGATCGATAACACCACAGGAAGTCAGGAGCTTGCGTGCTTATCAGGAGTATGTGAAGTATGAACATCAGTGATTTTAAAAGGGCTATGGAGTTTACCCTCAAGTGGGAAGGGGGTTACTCCAACGACCCTGATGATCCCGGTGGAGAGACTAAGTATGGAATCTCAAAGAAGAGTCATCCAGAATGCGACATCAAGAACCTAAGCGAGCAAGAGGCTATACAGATCTACATCTCAGACTACTGGCTCGCTTCTGGATGCGAGAACGTGAGCTATCCTATGAATCTTGTCGTTTTCGACTCAGCAGTGAACTGTGGAAGTGGCACTGCCAAAGGATGGCTTCGCAAAAGTACAACCCCACAGGAGTTAATAGCTTTGAGAAAAGAGTACTACCTTACGATAGTTAAAAAGAAACCAGCCCTTAAGAAGTTCTTGAAGGGCTGGCTAAACCGG